CGCGTGGCCGCGCCATCGGCTCAGGATTAGTGCGCCACAGTTCGCGCCAAGCAGAACGGATGCCCATGTCAGAACCTCACATAAAGGGAATGGGGATCACCCAAACCGTTGGCGATCATTGCAGCTTTACGCTCTCGGACCACTATGGCTTTGAGCTGACTTTCACGCATCCGCAGCTCAGCAAGATCAACTCGCTTGAAAGTGCGGTTGCCGATGCTGTATTCAGCAGCCTTGTCAGCAATGATTGCCCGGATTGCTGCAGTGACTGCGTCTAGATCTTTTTCTGCTTGTGTGCGTCCATCAAACGCCCCAGGTTGTCCCGTGTAAGCAAGGCTGGCTAAGACCTCAAGCTGACCGTTGCCCAGCGTGAATTTCTCAGAGCCCTTAGATGCTTCTGCATAAAAGAACCAATCACCTGCATCAAAGCCTGCGCTATCTGTCGCGCTAATTGTGAACTCCCACCCTGATCCATAAGAAGTGCCGACAACAGTCGCCCCCTCGTGGTTGGTGTTAGTCCGTAGGTAGTAGGTCAAAGACCAGTTACCTGTGCCACTAGTAATGCTTTCATTCAGCGGGCCAACCGCCGCGTCATCCCTCCATTTGATCGTTGTGCCGGCGTAGATCTTCTTAGGGATGTTCACGTCACCAGCTGTTTACAAACGACTTAGCCGGTTTAGACGGCGTTGTCCTTGATTTTAGCGGTCTATTGCCGCCTGATTCCAGCTTCTCACGCAGGTTTTCCCACATCGTGAGCTTGGGCAAACGCCGGATATACAGCTGAAACGCGGCGTAGGCGTAAACCGCGCAGTCAAGGCACTCAGCCCGTGCTGATGCTTTTCTGACCCAAATCCGCGTTGGCATCCCTCCTCGATAAACAAGCTTCTGGCGCTCAGAAGTAAGTTGCTGGAAGTATTCAGTATCAGCAGCTAAGCCGAAATTAAGGTTGCCAGGGCCGTTTTCTAAGCGAAGTTTGCCAAATAGCGTGGTCTTAATAGTGTCTGTTCCCAGCATGTAAAGGGTGACGCCCTTTTTGATGGTCCGCCCCTTCCAGTTGATATCAACCTTGCTGCCTTTTCCTACTGCTGCAGCGTTCCTGCGGCTGCTGCCCTTGATCGCTACAACACCACGCGGCAGGCGTTCACGCACATAGGCGTAAACCTCATGCGTGCAATAGCCGGTATCTACAGCGAGCTGTGCAATCTTGAGTTGGTGGTGTTCTTCCGTCTCCCACTCAGTTGCCAAAACAACGTCCAACTGTTTCCATACTTCAAGCTGTGTCGGATCCCCAAAAAGCTTGAGGTGGCTTACAAGCCAGCCCGTCTCTGGTTGTCCCTTAGCTCCTGACCAGCCCCAAACTGAGATCTCAAGACGGTCTAGCTGTACGTCAACGCCAGCCGTCAAAAGCACAACATCCTTAGGCACAGTGCCTGGCTCATATGGCAATCGCCTGCCCATCAAGCCTTCTGCACTGACCTGCGCTGAATAGTTTTCCTCGTATGTCTCAGCAAGCCGGGTGTTGATGAAGGTCCGCAGTGCAGCCGGGTCGTTCTTCGCGCGCAGAAAATCCTCAGCCAACTCGCTCCAGCTGGCCCAGCCAAGCGGGCTATAAAGACCATTCAGATGGAAGCCAGCAGTCTTGCCGTCAAAGTGCGAGTGGTTGCGCCACTCACCAGCAGCCAACATCTGCGTTTTGTGGTGTTCGTCAAACCGCTCGCCACAGTGTTTGCACTGATATTGCGCCGTCTCTGGCTTGTCCTTCTGCCACTTCAACCGGCTCCACTCAAGGTGCTGGAACTCACCGCACGAGGGACAAGGAACCCAGAACTTGCGCTGATCTGACTTCATATATTCCGCCTCGATCTTGCTGAAGTCTTTGACCGTTGGCGTAGAGGTCAACAGCACCTTGCGCCTAGCAAAGGTCGTCGTCCTGCGTTCGGCTAGCGCAACCGGGTCACCCTCCCCAGGAATCTCTTGCATAGCGTCCACCTCATCCATGAACAGGTAACGGCAAGGTGCAGAGCGCAGCTGGCTAGGACTATTCGCACCAGTGAGCAGCAGAATCCCACCAGGGAAGTCTTTGGCAAACATCGAGTTAGAGCCATCTCTAGAGCGTGCGGGTGCAATTTTCTCTTTGAGCCTCGGCGTGTCCTCTATTAGGCCCTCCAGCCTCTGCTTGGACATTCTCCGGGCCATCTCAATGGTGGGTTGCACGGCAAGCAACGGCCCAGGGCTGTGGTCAATAATCCAAGCCAGCCAGTTCAGGCCAACTTCTGTCTTGCCGCTCTGCGCTGAAAACATCAGCACAACACGCTGCACACTGCTCTCACTGCTCAGATCACGCATGACCTGACGCAGATAAGGCGTGCGATCTGTGCGCCATGGCCCAGGCTCTGCACTTGCTTTGCTGCTTAGCCGCCTATAGCGATCACTCCACTCATCAACAGTCAACGGCTCCTCTGGCCTGAGCCCGTCTAAGAAACCTTCACGCCAAGGGTTCATGCGACCTTCGCGATCTCCATCAGGCACTGCCGGTGCTCAGTCGTCAGCACCCGGTGAATCACAGCAGGATCGCTCTCACCCGCCAGCTCATTGCTCAGACGATCAGCAAGATTCGCCAGCTGCTCACGGATAGAACGGCCCAGCTGGAAGCTCTCCTTCTTTACCTGCTCAGCAGGCACTAGCTCCTCCATCTGAGTCGCCGCCGTGATCTTGGCAATCTCTGCGTTGTAGTGCTCCTTCCGTGCGCGGCTTGTGTAGAAGTCCGGCACATCCTCCTCCTCCACATAAGTCACCTGCCGGCGCACTTCTTTCTTCGCAGCCTCAAGAGGTGTTGGCTCTTTCTTGGGCTTCTCTGGCATCTGCGCAGCACTTGGCCGCTCAGTTACGCCCCAAATCCGCAGACCTTTCTCCAAGTCGATCTTCGGGTTGACGTTTCCAGTGTCAACCAAAGCAGCATCTAGGCGACCTTGCGCAATCGCCTTAGATACCGCTTGACGACTGCAACCTGCCGCAACCGCAAACTTTGCTCCAGTGACTAACTCAGCCATATGGTTGACACTTTCGTCTGAGCCTAGCTTAGCTTTTGTCAACCGGTTGACGTTCCGCTCGCTACATAAAAAACGAACGTTGGACGACC